GCCTTCTGCATTATTAATATCCATTACATCAATCATCGTTCCCACAATCTGAAACCTGGTAATCGTAAAATTGAAGCTCTCTTCTTCCGTTAAAAGTTCTTTAAGTTCGGTGTATTCCTTTGCCCAATCTGGCTTTCTTTGGTCAAAAGCATTTGCAAGTCCACCCCAACCAACATATTTAGATAATATTTGTTGTTCGGCTTCCGTTGCATATCTACCTTCTTTTTCAAGTTGTTTAACGAGTTTTATTGCTTCAATATTAGCCTTATATCTTGATTTTTCGCCGTTAGGCAAGTCAAGACTATCGCCGATAACAAAATCTCTTCCTTTTGGCTTTTCGGTTGATTTTTCGGCAATTTGTTTTACTACTTCGTTGTGTAGTTCTTCGGCTTTCTTTGTAGCTTCTTCTTCGGTTATTCCGTTTGGTCGTAAATCTCTGCTCTCGCTATCTCTTTCGCTTGGTCTTCGGCTAATCCGTTTCTCATCAATTCGATTATCATCTCGTCTAGTCTCAACCCTTCCGTCATTAGATGTTGATACAGTTCTTCCGGTGTCTTCCACTCGTTGTATAGATTTTTCTTCCAATTCATCCAATAATCGTGTATCTCTTTCCCCATCACGGGTAGGCTTAGATACTGTTGAATTGTCAATCGACCTTTCATTTTCTGTGCCATTGTTTATCTCCTTTTCGCTTGTTTCACCAAGTAAATTGTTATTCTTTACTAACGCAAGAATTTCAGCTTTCGCTTCTTCTCTTGAATTATGCCTTTCAGTATGATAATTAAGACCTTTTGCGTTATATATAGGATAGCCTTTTTCCCCAACGCTCGGCGCTTCTTGTACGTGTCCTAAATACTTGCCACCGGGTAAAGGTGTAATATTAAATTCATAATTACCTAACTTAAACTTTGCATAACCTTCAAGTTTGTTTTCAAGTTCGGCATAAATACCACTATCAAGTTTAGTTTCTTGTTCAACCTTTTGTTTCGCATCATATCTTATTGCGCTATCCCCAACAACAATAACGTTATAACCTTTATCGTTAAGTTCGCTAACATATTTGTCTGTTGCGTGGAAAGGTATTCCTGCCATAGGTATTCTTTCGCCACCAACCATACGACCTGTTAAAGTTAAATCTAACACTTCCGATACTGTTTTAGCATCGTCAAAGAACATTTCGTAAAAGTCCCCAAGTCTCTCAAAAATAATATGGTTTGGATGAGTTCTTTTTTTATCAAAATAGTCTCTAATATGCGTTGGTAAGGTCTTGAAAAACGCTTTTTCTTCGGCAGTCTTAAAGTCGGTAACATCTTTTTTGCCTTCAAGAGTAACCTTTTCCGTTTTACTTTCGGTCTTTTCAACCTTTGCAATAGGCTTTTCTTCTACCTTTGGTTTACTTTCGGCTTTTATGTCTTTTGCATAACCTACTTCATACACAGGTTTAGCCTTGCCACCGTGAGTATGAACGGGACATAAAATAGCAGCTCCGTTTTCGCCTTTGATATATAAAAAGCTCTTTCCGTCATCTTTTGTAAGATATGCTTGTGGATTTTCCAAACTATCCATTATCTTGCTAACAAGTGCTATTTGATATTGAGTATTATTGCCTATTTGTATTAGGTTTTGCACCCAATCGGCTTTTTTAGAAGGCACTAATGCTCTAATATCGTTAAGGTCAATATCTTCTATTCTCTTGTTGCTATCGGTTGTGCTATTCTCATCAAAAATAGTATCAAGGTTAGGATATGTGTCAGCAGAAACTTCGGTCAAGTCTTGCATTATATCATTGTATCTTACTGCAAATCTGCCATCACTTATATATTGCTTGCCGTTTATAACACAAGCACCACGCATAGATTCTCTTGCGTTATCTTTTCCCATAACAAGTTTAAAAAGTGCTTTTCTTGCAGTTTCAAGTTTAGGAGATTTCTTTAGATTTCTAAAGTTTTCTTTGCTTTCTTGAATATTTTCTTTGTGTTCGCCAATATTATCTGCAACTTCATCAACGGCAATAGTCATTTGATAGTTTTCCACTGCACCTTTTGCAGCTTTATCAAAAAGTTCCACAATGTTATCCACATAACTAACAACTTCGCCTATTTGTTGTTGCATTGCCCTTGCTTCTTTTGGCAAGTTTTCATTGATTTTAGCAAAGTACGCTTTAATGCTTGCAACAAACTCTTTTAACTTTTCAAATAACTTTTCAAATAAAGTCTTGTGATTTTCTGCAAGGTCATTGACAAATTTAGAGTCGGGCAATACGTCGGTCATTGCTTGTGCAACAACTTCTCTGCTTGCTTTATCATAAGAAAGGTTTCCACCTTCCATTTCATTATTGATAAGAACGTCAATGTCTTCGCCTTTCTCGGCAAGCCTATCAAATACTGCTTTTCTTAACTCATTATAGCATTTTGGATTCCATTTTTCAACAAAATGAACAAACTCGTGCGAAAATGTACGCAAAATTGTATAGTTTGCAAGTTCCCCAACGTCTCTTAAATCTTTTAAGCCTGCATTTAGGTCTAAATAAATAGTCCCTGCATCATTTCTACTATACTTGCCTTGCGCTTCCGTGAATTTTCCGTCAGCGTTTGCTTGCGACTTATAAAGAACAATATCAATACCCGTTCCACCTGCAATTCCCGACAACACCTTATAAGCAATATTTTGCGTATCGTTAAAACTCGTTTTAAGGTCATTGATAGAAACACCGTCCCCACGGACAACGCCTTCCTTATGTCCTTTTTTGCCGTTAATAAGTGCTTTATTGCTCGCATCAAGGCTTTCAACTTCTTTTTGCGCTGCATATTCGCCCGTTTCATAGGCTAATTCTATTTGATTTTCCGTTAAATATGAAACGCTTTCAAGTTTTTTAACGCCTTCAAGTCGCATTGTGCCACTTTTACCATAGTTAAATACTTGTTCATAAGCAGCATCATACTTTTCTACGTCTTGATTTGGTAGAATTGTATGCGCCATTGCCCCTGCTTGTTCGCCGTATTTTTTAGATACTTCTTCAATAGTCGGCTTACTTTCAACGGTTTCGTTTACATTTTCAACATTATCGTTTACAACTTTGTTAATTTTACCACTTTCAACGCTGTCAATTTCTTCAACACTTGGGATATTAGGCTTGTTTTCTTCTGTGGCTTTGATTTCTTGTGCCTGTGGTGTGTTTTTAACTTCTTCAAGTGTTTGGTCGGCTACTGTGCCTTGCGCCGTTATAGGCTTATTTTCGGCTTGTGTTTGCGTTTCGGCTTCGGCTTGCTTAACAAGACTACTATATTCTTCGTAGTTTATTCGGTTAGTGTCAATCTTTTGCGCCCACTCGCTTGAATAACCACCCGTTTTTATATTGTCGGTGTTTAATTCGTTAGCAACTCTTTGACCATATTTGCTATTAGTGATAAGCGCTTTTTCGCTTCTGCTTAAACTCTCGCCCATTGCTTGCTTTGTTAAAGCCTTTGCGAGTGCTTCTACTTTGTTAGTTTCGCCAAGTTCGGTAAGGCGTTGCGTGGTTGCCTTTTCAATACTTGCCTTATCTTGTGAAAAGATTGCATTTTCATTTTGTTGTATAAGGTCGGTTATTTGTTGTCCTGTGATGTTTTTACCTTGATTTAATCTTTTTTGAACATTTTGTGCATATTTATTGTTTGGGTCTAATGCAAGTGCTTCGTTTACAAGTTCTACACCAGATGAGCCATATATTTTTTTGTTTTTGGCATTTTGCACTTCGCTACCTATAATAGTTTTGCTTTCTAACATACCTGTAGAAAGTGCAGTTACGATAGCCGTTTCAAGCATTTCTTCCCAACCGGGAGTTTCATATTCTTTGCCAAGTATAACGTTCGCAATTAAAGGCTCTATAAACAATTGTAATTCTTCTTCTAATATTTCACTTCCTATGGCAGTGCCGTACTTTGCAGATACACGAAGTAATACATTGTCTATTTTTGCAGTTACACCTGCTAATTTATTTAATCCGGGAATTGCCTTGCCACCTAATTTACTAATACCACCTATTGCATATTGCAATGCTCCTTCTGATGCACCAACAAGTAAACCGTATAGCCTTGCTTGTCCTTTATCGTACCCTTCGTTTACTGCTTGAGCATAAGCATTACCACCAGCCGATAGCCCCATTGAAGTTGCACCGACAACAGCACCTGCTGTACCACCCGTAGCAACCGACAATAAAATTGAAGGCAACATATTACCTACCGTGTTTATCGCACCATATAAATAGTCGCCTTTGCCCAATTCTCCACTCGCCATTTGAAGAGCAGATTGTTCAAAGTCTCCATCTTTAAACCAATTTTCAACCCCTGTTACAAAGTTGTCCAAGCCAGAATAACCTGCAATAAAGTATTTACCTAGTGCATCGTTTTTGTATTTGTTTACTATATTCCCTGCGTGTCTTTCTTTTAATGTGGGTTTTAATAATTCTAAATATTTGTCTGCACTCTCCGTATCTCCTTTGCCTACATAATAGTTGTATAACTTTACTTCTTCATCTTCCATATAGGTTAGTTGATACATATCCATTTCATCATCTGGAACAACGTCAAACTTAATTTTATACAAGTCTTTAGCATAAGTATATTTATTGTTTATTGTAGCACCAGAACCACCAAACCAACCAAACCAATCATCAAGAAGCCCATCGCTTCTAACTTCTTGAACAGTGGGATTTTTAACATTAGCACCTATTTGTGAATATTCTTCAAGGTCTTGAGCGTTTTTTGCTGTGTTTTCTAAAACATATAAATCGTGTTGTTTATTATAATCTTCTACGTCAAATTGCGACCAATACTCATTATCTTGTTTAGCATAATTAAGTATGTTTTGATACAAACTTGAGCCATCTTCAAGTTTATCACTCTTATCAAGTGCATCGTAAATGCTATTTACAAATTCTTCGTTAAAATAATCTGCGTATTGCCCAAAATATGAGCGAATACTTTCTCGTTCCGTTTCAAGTCCTTTTACTCGGTCAGTAACATTAGTTAGCCAATTAGCAGAATCAGACACATACGAATCTTCATATGTGCCTTTTCTATTGCTAAAACGATTATTACTGTCAGTTAGTAAGTTTGAGTTATATGTAATAAGATTGCTAACTCTATCATAGATATTAGTCGCAATTTCTTCGCCGTGGTCATAGACTTCCCATTCAAAATAAGAAGAAAAAGAGTTTTTTGTCTTTGGCTTGTTTTTGTTTTCTTCTTTTTGCTTTTTTTCATACGCTTTATATTCTTCGTAAGAGTTGAATCTCATAACAAATCTCCTTTAATTTGATGGTCTAAATTTTTCCCACATTTTGTCTGCTTGTGATTGACTTGCAAAATATCCATTAAACTTTTGTCTGTCATTATTTAGTAACGCACTCCACGCCCCTTTTATTTCATCTTGAGTATATCTACTATACCCTAATTTGAAATCACTCGGTGGTGTGGTTGGTAAATCATTGCTTTTACTATGCCAAATTCTTCCGAAAGCATCCCAAGCTTCGGCAGTTCCACCTGCTGCAATAACAACTGCTTCTGCTTCTTCCATTGTTGTAGCACCTAATAAAAGTTCGGCAAATTCTTTGCCCGACATATCACCAAATGAAGAACTTTCAACAGATGTAGCAGCTTTACCAATAGCATCGTATTGTTCTCTTGTTAAGCCTGCAGCACTTAACTCACTATCGGTTGGATTATATTCCGTTCCAATGAAAGAAATTACCTTGTTATAAGCCTTTGCTTCGTTATTATCTGCCCTATTAAGCGAGTCTTGTTCTTTATTATAGTCGAAACTATCTTGCCATTGTTGATTAGCAATAGCATCTTGTTCTTTAGTATAATCAAACACTCTATCTTGATAATCTCTATCAAGCATATCTTGTTCTTTTTGATAATCCCACTGCTCGTCATATCTTTGGTCTTCAATGGCTTCTCTATCTAAAGCGTGTTGAACTTCATAATCATACCTTGAATCGTCAATAGCATCTCTATTGCTTTGATAACCCCTATTATATGCAGTATCAACGTCTTGTCTTGCCATATCCAACTTATTATAATAGTCTGACATACTATCCCTATACTTCATATACTCATCATCTGCCATATCCCCCAACATAGCATATTGATTGAGCATATCTTGACCTTTTTGATTATATTGCGCCAACGCCCTATCATACAATTCAGGAACTCTATCATTTAATTGTTGCAAATAGCCTTGATATGCTTGTTGCCCTACGCCTTGCGCATAAGAACTGCCATAACCACCCGTGAGCGCAGCAGCTTGCCCCATAGTGTCTTGCATAGCCATTTTGCCTTGTTGTACGTATTGGTCTTTATACTGTTGATAAAGCGCATCTGAATTTACGTCATAGGAAAACTTCTCCCTATTTACAATTTGGTTATACAAGTCTTGAAGTTGACCACTAAAACTGTCTTTATATGCAGGCGCAGTATTTTGAACTTGTTTTAAAATAGCAAGTGCTTGCATATATGCTTCGTCTTGCTGTGGGTTATATACAGAAGCAGACGGTTGTTTGCTTGTGATTTCTTGCGTAATAATATCAGCACCCGACTTGCTTGTATCTACATTTGACTGATTTTGTTTTACGTTTTGCGAAACAGGGGCAACTTCTGTAGTCTCTTTAGGCGCATTAAACATTCCACCCCAAGTTTCTGGACCGACAATTCCGTCAACCTTCCACTCGTTGTCACCTTGAGCTTTTCTTATTGCCGACTCGGTTTTTTGTCCCAATACGCCGTCAACACCTGTCTTGCCAATGTCATAGCCATTGTCCACAAGCCAAGTTTGTACTTTTTTTACATTGTCCCCTTTACTACCCCTTTTTAGATTTGCAAATGCCATAGTTTTTAATCCTCTTTATTTATTTTAATCTGCAACAGACCCTTCTATGTCGCTTAATGGTTTAATTTGACCAACGTGTTCGCTACAAATTGTTGCACTCTTATATTGTTCAACAAGATTATCCGTAACTTCCCAAGCTTTTTTACCGTTTATAGATACGCTTTTAACTTTTTTACCATTTATCGATAAACTTTTTACTGTTGAAAAATCCATTAGCCATTCACCACCACTTTTAACGTTTCAGTCGTGCCGTCTTCATACTCTACTTCAAAATCAACAGTTTTGCCTTCATCTCTTTTCTTTGCTTGCCTAATCGACATCAAAACATTTTGCACTTCTGCCAATATTTTACTACTATCAAGATTAGTTCCACCACTGCTTTGTTTAGATAATTCGTTCTCTAACTCATCTACTAACTGAAATAAATAGGACCTTATTTGTTTAAGTTGCTCTAACGGAGTCGTCGCATCTATTTTCGGTTTCCTTATACTCATACATCACTACCTACTTCCATACTTTTAGTAATAGAATAGATTTTTGAATATCCATAACCCGATATTCTCAATCTAAAGTGGTCGCACCTATGTGGTCTAATAGGTACGTTCAAAGTCCTTAAATTTTTTCCACCCATTGTGCTAATATGTTCCCACGTTCCCGAAGAATCGTACTGAATAAAGAAATACACTCGTGAGCCAAATTCCATTGACAACCTTACCGATATATGCGAAATATACTTCTTGTCGGGCGAATCAAAGCCTATTACACCCGTCTCAACATTCCACTCAATATTATTGCCTTCTTCCTTTCCACTGCCAAATATCGTTTTAATTTGACCATAAGAATTATCAATGTAATACATTTCGTTCTTAAACGAACAAAAATCCATAACTTGTGTGTTATCTTCCCTATGCCACATACCTTTTAAGGCATCATATACAAACAAGTGATATTTCTCGTTGTTGTCAGCCATAGAAATATAGTATTTATTTCCGTATGAGCCAGCTATAGCGTTAAAATAATCATTTTCGCCCAATGCTGACGATATTTCATTAGGCAATGAGCCGTCATAAGCGCAAATTCCGTGCCTTGATTTGTAATAAAGCACTTCGTTTACTATTGCAAGACTCTTTTCACTGCCTTTTTGAACGCCCCTGCACGGTGTTTCTTGTATTCTATATGGTGGATAATCTCCATAAACCTTGTGCATACACCCTTCTTTGAAGAAAATAGGATAGCCCATATGAGTAATTGCGCCCGTAAATTCGCCGTTTGTACCCAAAGATGCGCTATAACTGTCCGTTGATATACCTAAAAAGCAATTCCAATTCTTGAAATCGCCTAATTTCGATGCATAAATCTCGTTTACAGTGTTGCCTTTCTTGTCCGTACCATATCTACAACCCCATAACCTATTGCCCGACTCTATAATAAAGTCCATTATAGGCATTGTTCTCGATACAGTTATCGCTGTTTCTTGCGATATTGCTTGGTCTAAAATACCTTGTACAACGATATAATTATCGTCTCTATCATATATAATCACGCTACCATTTAAGTCTGATAGCCTGCTATCTTCTATTCCACTAATATCTACACCATCATAGACATTAAAGTCTTTTCCTATGTTTACTGCGCTTATTTTTATATAAGTCGATGCAATAGCCACCCACATACCACTTGTAGCCGAATATTGCTTTAACGAGTTCGGCACTGATGACGTGTCTATCCAATATGCTCCGTCAGTAGGATTGCTCGGCTCGGTTGCTTGCTTATATGTAATACTGTAAGCATCTCCGTCAATGCGACAAAGCTCAAATGAAACTGTCGTTGACGTTGTTATGCTTGCCTCAATATCCCCGTGTGTTAGGTCGTTTGTGTTTATCCATTTCTTGTCTGGCATAATAATAACGTATGCGCCCATTGATATAAGAGATTTTTTCTCTGCATTTAGTTCCATTGCAACTCTTTGCTCAACAAGTTTTCCGTCTTGCGTTTCAGCCTTAACAAAGTCTGCACCCGATACATAACAAAGTTTATCCTTTGCAATCATTCCCGTTAGGGCAGTAGGCGCAGCGAAAGTTCCCCTTTTCTTTCTTGGAGACAATAAAGGGTAATAATCTGAAGTCATATTTTGCATATCATAAAATTCCCCGTCAGATATACGGAGATTATGATTGTATCCACGAAAGACATCTATAACTTGTCTTGTGGTATTTTGTTCTGGTAAGGTAGGATATTTCATTTAATCACCCCTTAAAACAAAAATCTTTTCTTCCCTTGTGTCATTGGCATATATGTGCGATTATAATGTTTCGCATAATCTTCCCACTCGGTATTAAACATTGTGATTTCGGCATTATATTTGTTATATTCGCCGTTCGCAAGGTCAATTTGTGCCATAAGCCAATGTATATACATTTCATCATAAGGCGCTGGCACTAAAAGTTCGGTATTTTTGTCAATATCAACGTTATACCCATTAAAACTTGTTTCGTTTGCACCTTCGTGAGTATCTATAATTTCGTTTTTTACTCTTAAATCGAGATTAGAAAGCCAACCTACTTTATGCTCTTCGTCATACCTATTAGGTTTAAGGTCATCAACTTTACTAATAGCATCTATTATTTTCATAGTTAGTTCTCCAATTGCAAATAGGGGGACATAAGCCCCCCTTTGTTATTCGTTTTCTTTGCTTGCCTCTTTATTTGCCTGTTCTTTTAATTTGTCAACAGTCTCATCGTATCTTTCTTGCGCTCTTTGAGACCTTTTGATTTCATAAGCCACATCTGGTGGCACTTTAGAAGTCTTGCCTTTGGGTAAAAGGTAGTTCTTTCCGTTTACGCTAACAAATAAGTTAGGCTCATCTTGAGCATTGCCCTTTGGAATATATACTTCTTCCAATTTTTTAGTTGTGTTCGTAGTTTCTGCCATAGTTTTTTCTCCTATAATTTAATTAAAGGGGCAGGGTTATTCCCCACCCCTTCATTGTTTTTAGTTAGCAGTGTCGATAGCGCTGTATGAAGAACAACTCATTACACGAACAAATCTTTCTGAATAAAGAATCGTTACACCGTTGGTTTCAAACTTATAACCGATAGTGCTGAATTGTTCAAGAGGACCACCAACTTCGCCTTTGTTCTTGACAATCATTTGTAATGCGCCACCTTCTGGGTCAATGATACCAAATGCATCTTTACCAAAGAAGTAAGTAGCATAAGTAACGGTACTTGCCTTATTCTTGTAATCTTCTCCACCGAGAACAGGTGCAAATACGTTTTCAATGAATCTAACACCGTGCAATTCGCCGATTTCACCATTGTAGATTTCTTCTGGCGATGCGTATTTGTGTGCTTCAATCCATTCTTTGCTCTTTCTTAAATCTTCAGCTACTGATGGGTGGATAACTGCATAATATTTACCGTTGATTCTAGGAACTCTGTCCTTTTTCATCTTGGTAACTACTTTATTTACCATAGCAGGAGTAAGCATTGACATTACAGTTGAGCTTGCTTCCATACCTGCAGGAGTTGTTGGCGTACCTGCTACTTCGCCCGTTGCTAAAGTAATGTTATCGCAATACATAACGTTAGTGTTTACTAACAAGCCATCACGAATAAGTGTTTCTTGGGTTTCTGCTGCACTTGCGCCCATTTCTTCCGTTGCGCCTAGAATAACATCGTCATAAGCGTGTAATTCAAGCACGTCAGATACAGTTGCGTAAGTACCGTATTGGTCAATAGCGCCCGTTTTTGAGCTTTGACCAAAGGTTTGACCTGTAGGAATAACACCTTCAACAAGTTTTGATGCCTTTGCAAAGGTATTCCATTTTCTCCACTCTACTGTTCTACCCCTACCTTTTGGTAAAGGTTGCTTTTTAGCAAATTGTGCATAGAACATTTCTACTCTTGCGTTTTCAAGCAATTCAGTATCGTAGAAAGTCTTTAAGGTTGATGACATACCGTTTCCGGTATATGGCGTAATAGCGCCCGTTCCGTTGTTAGCAGTACCCGTAGTAGTATTTACATTTGAGCCTGCATCTGCAAATAATTGCAAGTTTAATAGTTCTTTCATAGTAATTTTTTCTCCTTATAATAAAATGTGATTGTTTGTGGAGAGAAAAGTTACCATCGTATTTAGTTAGATTTTACTGTGGGAACACTTTCTCCCCTCTAGCAGCAGCTTGTCTAATTTGCCTTTTAAGTGCTTCTCTTTGCTCTTTAGATGCTCTACTATAGTCGAATGTGGTCACAGAAGGTGCTTGTGCAGACATACCATTTTCCATTGGTCGTCTTTGCCCTGCTTGAATTGATGCTGAAATCTTTTGCGCCGTCTTTTGTGCGACAACTTCATTTCTTGCAGCATCTATCTCGGCTCTATGTACTGCGTAATATGCGTCTTCAACCGATAATCCAACGCTAGGCGCAGTAAGTCTTGCAAATGTAGGATTTTGCAACTCTCGTCTTAAATCAAAGTTAGGAAATACCGTTTTCATTTGTTCGCCTTGTTGTTCTAACTTGCGAATATGGTTTTCTATCTTTTGTTGTTCAATAGTGCGTTGCTCTATCGCTTGTTGCCTTGCCGTTTCTCTTTCTTGTTGGTCAATCTTCTTTGCTTGTTCAATAGGCACGCCTAACTCTAACGCTCTATTCTCATAGTAATCGTTATCATCATTGACTGCCTTGTTCAATGCTTCAAAGTCGATTTTCGCAGGGTCTTGCCCATACTTCCTTGCAAGCAATTCAAGTGTTGGCATAACCTTGTTGAGAGTTTCTTCCGATGATTTTGCATTTCTCAAACGAGATTGAATAGTCTTCTGCATCTCTTTGTTATACTCTTCATCAGCCATTATCTCGTCCCAACTCATACGTTTTGGCTTGTCCGTTTTAGTTCCTTCTGAAGGGTTTTCGGCAGTTGCGACCTGTCCTTGTGTCTGCTTTTCTTCTACTTCCGTTGCAATCGGTGTAGAAGGTGCTTTCACTTTCGCTTTTCTAATCTTGTCTTTTGGCACGCCCAATGCTAAAAGCTCTTGCTGTGCGCTGTCCACAGAATTTTCAGCAGTTGCTCCGTCTCCACCTTCGCCACCTTCGGCAAATAATTGAAGATTAAGCTTTTCAAATTTTGACATATAGGTTATGTCCCCCATTTTTTAATCTGCCATTATTATAGAGTTGGCGAGACTCATTGTGGTGTATCTTGTAGGACTTGCACCTACGTCTCTTGTAGCGAGAGATTGAACGGAGACTCACTATGAAGATACGTGTCTTTCCGTTGACTGTGTAAACAACGGAAAAACTAAAGGAAAAAGTTTAAATGTAGATACAAAAAAGGATTGTACCTTGATGGTAACTATATTTTACTATTTTTTAATGGAAATTACCCACCCCCCATACTATACAATTTTGTAAGAAATATTTTTAGGGTAATTATCAGCGAGTAATTCAAAGCCTACGCATACTGAATTAAATACAAGTTCGCAAGCACCTTCGTACGCTTCAAGTGGTTTGCAATGAATATAAGTATTGCCACTTTCAAGTTTAACTACCGATTTTTTTGAACTACATTTTTCAAAGCATTGCACGTTGGCTATCAATGTGTGTACAAGCATAGATGCAGATGCGCATATAAGGTCGTGTCCGTATTCGCCGCTCTTTGCGTGTCCTTCAACTTTCACTATATGTTTTTTTTGATTGTAAGTAACTGTTATCATAGATTTACACCTTTAATTTGGTTGTGATGCTTGCGCCGATTGTTTTCTCGCATTAGATACCCTTGTATCTTCCTTTTGTGCTTGATTAGGCATAGCACTTGCTTGTTGAATAGGTTGTCCACCCATAGTTTGAACAATATCGTTGCTTATGCCTTGCACCATTTCTGGATGCGACTCTTGTGCAAGCATTAACGCCATTTGCATATATTGAACTAACTTTTGGAACATAGTGCCGTTTTGCGCTATCTTCTGCATCAGCCCATCTTTACCATCAAACTCCATCATATCAAGACACATAAGTGTTTGGTCTGTATTTTGTGGATTGAAAAAACCCATACTAAAGAATTGTATAGCCATTTCGTTTTGAGCCATCTTTGTATATGCGTTCTTCTTCTGCGCCGATATTTTTACGTCAAACAAAGGCATTCTCATTCCCATATCAACGGCAAAGTCATTTCCTTGCTGTTGTGGTTGCAATCCTGCGTTGGTATAGCCCTTAATAAATTCTTGTGTGCCATATTGCCCTAATATACGGAAGTTTCTCGGTTGGTCATAGAATTGCCTTATTAACTCAATACAAATCTCTATAAGTTGACCAAACGCCCTATATGCAGAACTTGTGCTATCCCTTGAACCTTTACCACTTGCTTGTTGTAGTGCTGCGATTGCAGATGCAGCAGTAACACCCGAATTACTAACACCATTAGCCGTTTCAGTATTACCACTCGTTTCTCTTAACTCTTGAATAGTGCTATTAAGCATATTTAGGTAAGAGCCGTCAATAGGCTTATAGTCAACAGGAATAAGTCTATCCTTGTCAATATTGCCTTTACAATGGATAATTGGCTTTGAAGTATCCAAAAATTCTTCTTCGTTAACGCCCGTTCCTTCTTGTGCGAAGTATCTCGGCTCTGCACCTATTTTTGTGTTCTTAACAAAAGCCGTTTTCATTATGTCAATTTCCGTTTGTGGATTGCGTGTTATATCTACAAAGCCATAACCACACGGAGAGCCTTCTATTGGGTATAGAGCGTCAAATATGTAAGGGTATAGACAATGGTCATATAAACCCGTTTGTGCCATTGGTGGCTTAATTGGTTGCCCCATTTGGTCGGTTATCGGCTGTATTTCATTCTCAGTAGCGAATAATACAACGTCATCTACGTACTTGCAGTATTGCAAAGTGTTCTTGCCGTTTACCATCTTGTGATAATACACGTCAATAACGGTGGACTTGTTAGACGTATCTACCGTATCATCATAGTTAAAAGTGCTTGACAAGAAAGTTTTGCCCTTTAACTTGTCTTGCAATAAGTCGGGATATGTTTGCCTTAATATATCCTTATCAACTAACTCGGTATGGAAGAAATAACGGCTCTTTTGTATGTCGGTAATGCCCGGTTCCCAATATAGGTTAAGAATATTAGCACACTCTATACCGATATCCCCTAATCCGTTTAACTTGCCACTATCCCAAACTACCTTGTAAACGCCCGTTCCAAACTTGACTTTCTGCCACATATTGTCTGAATAGGTTTTTTCAAAGTGGTTTTGTTCAAAAATGCAAGGAATAATAGACGTAAGCATCTTAGCTTCTGCCTTGTCCCCTTCTTCTCGTGGTAAAATGTTCGGCTCTGGGTACGCTTCCATTGCATCAGCGTGTTTAGACACTAAAACATTGTGTAGCCAACCAGATTTACTCTTAAAACCACTCTCTTTTACTTCCGATTGCTTTTCTTCTTCGCTTTCGTTCCTTAACTTCCACCAATTCTCGCTTGAAATAATGCGTGATTTCGTTTGTTTCAAGCCTTTGTTATACTCTTCAAGTATTTTGGTAAAGTCTAATAGTTGTTGTTCCCCAATAGGTAATGCTTTTGGCATTGTTTGTTCGTTCATATCCATTTTTATCTCCTAAAAATATCCTTTTCGCAGTTGTTCTCTGCTGAATTGATTTAACGGGTCATTAATAATTGACGTTCTCTTTGATTGTACGATAGGTTGTACAGGTCTTGACATACACATATAGCGTGTTTCGTCTAAAATATGGTCTTCTAGCTTCGTGTCAAGGTCTTCTGGGTGCGTTTCACTATACATCATCAACGGCATAACCCTTATAAACGACTTGCAAGTATCGAATATATACATTCTCGCATAGCCGTTCTCGTCAAATTGCATACGATAATGCACTTGCATCCACCCTGCAACTCTCTCGTTGTCTCCTTTTGAGAAGTAAATACCATACTTCGCAGCCGTATCTGCAATGCTTTCGCCCCTACTTGAATCCCATATAGCAGGGTCTGCAACACTATCAACGATATTTCTACCTTTTAACCACTCGTGTTGCCTTTCAAACTCTGCTATCTTCCTAAACTGCTCATCTGGTGTCCACTTAACGCCTTCATCTGGCGTAGATGTGCAACCATACCATTCCATTATGCGATATAGTGTTCCGTCATAATCTACTGCCCAATAGCCTAACGAGAAAGGCTTGTTATATCCAAAGTCATAACTTCGCATTATGTTCCAACCCCTACATTGACCACTATTTAAGTCAAACGGTGGAATAACGTGCGTAAATCTATGTTGTTGATACGCTTCTTCGACTGTGATACCTGCTTCGTGACACATTTGTGGGTCTGGTGTTGTTCTAAAATCTTCAAAGAACTGTCCTTCAAATATATCCCACCTACCATTTAGCCACGCTTCACGCAATTTAGGTGGTAAAGCTTCTAATTGCCTTATGTAGTCAGGCTGTGTCTTCATAAGTATCTTGTTATCCGTTACAAGACTTTGAATAAACTCATAATCATCGGGATTTTCGCCGTTTTCATACACTCGGTCAATAAATAACCTTTTCAAATAAGCGTGAGATACGCCACCGGGGTTCATCGTGTAATATATACGCTTAGGAAAGCCATTAGCACCACGAACGCAAGCAACCATCTTTTTAATCCACATTTCTTGAAAGTTAGTTGCTTCTTCCAAGAATAATACGTCAAATTCCGAGCCTTGAAACGCCAATAAATCTCTTTCGCAAGAGCAATACAGTAGTTTAATAGTTGCGCCGTTAGGAAACTTGAATATCTTTTCAGTGTTGTTATAGTTAGCAATTCCGTTCAATTCTGCACGTAGAAAGTTGATATGGTTGTTGTATAACTCTTGATATGTCAATCTGACAATGCCTATCTTTATACCTTCTCTGCCGTTGCTTCCTTCGTGGTCAATACCGTGTTCTAATGCTAGTAGTTTTGCCTTTGTTCTTACGCCCCACGACTTGCCACCACCACGAGCGCCACCAAACGCCACGTTCTTTTTCTTTGCTTTAAGAAATAATATCTGCTTTTCAGAAGGTGGGTCAATAGTCAGTGTTATCATTTACAATACTCTCCCAATTCCCCTGCTATCTCTACCTTAATAACCTTTGAAGAATTATCTTCTTCTTGCGCCTCTTTCCTTAACTTCATTATCCTTGCTTCTTGCTCTCTTGCATCAGCTTCACTCTTAACGCCCTTGCAAGCCTGCAAATCTCTCATAGCACTTGTAAGCGTTTTAATAGCGTTAGGAGAAGTGCAATCGGTATTCTCGATACATTCTTCAACCTTCTTCATTAACTTGTCTAAAATGCTGAAATAAAGGACATCAGACTTGGCATTTGCTTTTGCTACATTCTTTATAAGTTTTGTGGTTGTTTCGTTCTTGACACGTTCTCGCTGTTCTACCCAATGTTCTTTTATTGCATAGTTCTTTAAGTTAGAAAAAGGGATATTATATTTTTTAGCAAGTTGTCTGTAAGATATTCCACCTGCTATATATTCAGCTTTTAGTTTTTCATAATCAGCCAGACATCTCGCCCCCTTTTTGTTTAATACTTTAAGTTTAGCATAGTTTTTTTAATAATACCCACCCCCCACCAACGAGAAAAAGTGAGAAAGATTTTCTCTCACCATTTTATCTTTTTAACTTCTTCTTTATAGCGTTTGCAATTTCCTTTACAAACTTTTTCTTTGCAATAAACACAAATACTTTCTTTTTCCCCAACCTTTACCACAAGACTATCATTACCTAGTGATAACGGTTGGTGTTTTACTATTATAGGTTCTCTCATAAAAACTCCTTTAAGGTTTCGTCTATTTCTTCTTCCAATTCTTTAAGTGCCGTGATTTTTGCTCCACAATGTGGACAATAGCCGTAATTGTTCTCATAAACATCGCCTTCCATAAAACAAAAATCTTCTTTGCAATTAGAACAACACCAAATACTATGGTAGCCATCAGTCCACTCTTTCCAAACACAAGTCTTTTCCTTTTCCAACTCGGCAACACGGTCTTTGAGTTTTTTGATTTGATATTCTTGTTTGCTTATTTCAATATCTTTACAATCGTTCTCGCTTTCCAACTCGTTGATTAGGGTTAGAATATCACACAAATCATCAACACCAACCTTCTATGTGTAAGGCAATATTCTTTTCCTAACTCAACTTCTTCTTGAAGTTTCTCTTTAATCTCCTTCACTTTTTCGCTTTCCATATTATTCTCCTAAACTTTCAACATATCCCCAAGACTGAAATGGTCTTTTTAATGGGTTTACTATTACCCTACTATATTTACTGCCGTCTTTAACCGTGTATTCGGGTGCATAAGTTGAAAACTCGCTTAACTCTTTCGGCTTGCTGTAGATTTTTAGCTGCGATATATGCAGGGCGTAAAATGTGTTTATGTCTTGACCTATATATTTACGCAGTTCCTCCCATTTAAGACAAGCCTTTCGGCAGAGCCAATTCTCCTCGCCGTTTGTCGCAAAAATTGACTTTTCTTTTTCTTCTCTATCCTCGTCGTATCGAACAACGCCGATTGATTCATAAGTTTCGTCGTCCCAAAATTCGCTTTCAAGCTCCACTATTTTATCGCAGACAAACTCGCCGATTACTTTGCCACTTAAACACTCGTATTCACAATCGTTTGCCCAAAACTCAAAGCCGTCGCACATTTTTACTTTGCCGTTTGACAACCATAAATTTTCGTCGCTTGCATATCCCCAACTGCTAAACCTAAACCACTTTTTAGGCTTTGTTGCGTAGATATAACACTTAAACGGTGTTTCTAACTTTGGCTTTGATTTTCTAACTTCTATTGTCTTTTCTTTGTTTACTATCTTTTCAACCCATTTAGGTTGAATACTAATTAAAACTGATTTCATACCCCTACTCCTTTATTTCAACACCGAATTGTTTTGGCTCAACTTCTGGCACAAAAACATAACCCTTTGATATAAACTTAAAATATAAAACTGATAGTATGCCTTTAATTCCACCATAAGGAAGATGCACTTCCCCACAATTATCGCAAATATATACTTCAAACTTACTCGGCTTAAACTTACCCTCTCTCACCAAATAACCTACTGTAAAAGTATCGGTATTATAATGGCTACAACAATCTACTTTTGGCTTGTATATAACTTTACCTTGTTCTTTAAGTTTGTTTTCTCTTATTGTGTCTATTGCGTTTCTATATTTTTCAAAATCTATATTGTGCATAAAAACTCCTTTAACATATCGTTAATATCTCTTTCGTTTACGATATTTCCCAAGTCAAACAATTTACTTTTAATAAAGTTCGCAAACTTCTCTGCCGTTTCCTTGCTTGCTTGTTTAACTTCTTGCTCGCTTTCTTCTTTTGTTATAAGGTTAAATCTCTCAAATCTCATACCAATCAACGCTTGAACATCTTCTTTAAGCCTTTTGTTTTCACGCAAATATGCGATATGGTCTGATATTGACATCTTAAAAGTATCGTCAACCTTGTTATACTCTTCTTTGTCAAGAATTACCTTGTCTTTATATTCGTGTTCAAATTCTTGTCTTACTTCTTCAACTAATTTTGCAAGTTTACTACCATTAAGCACAACGCTATCTTCGGGGAGTTTTCGGTAGCCTTGTTCGTAGAGTTCTTTGCAAGTTTCAAATACTATGCAAGGACTATTTACAAGACAATTATATCCATAGCAAGAGTATGGATTCTTGCAATATACTTTCGCCATTTCTTCAATCTGCTTTTCTTTATCTTTCATAGTCCACCTTTGTATTTATAGTAATTTCATCTTCAAAAGGATATTTAGCAAAATATTCGATTTCCTTTTCTTGTAAATAATCAATCAACAACTTACGCTGTCTTTCTAAATATCTAAGAACTTGTCTATCAGGTTCGCCTAATATATTTTTTACTTCGTTAAAATTAAGTTTACCAATTAAGTATTTAATATAAATTTTATGAGTGCTTTCATACTCATTTATTGCCCTATTTAAACTGTCAAAATAACTTATTTGGTTATCAGAACAAATTGCACAGTCTAAACGCACAATGCGTACTCTTTGTTTGACATATCTAATGTATTTTTTTATTCCCAAACTTTCTGCAACTTTATCTTTATTGCAAAAAGGACAAGGTTTTAATTTATCTTTCATTTTGTTGCTCCTTACACAATTCTTTTATCTCGCTCAATCTATCGTCAATATTGCTTGCTATATCTCTTAAAGTATCTTCCAAATTTCTTAAATCGTTATAATACTCTATCTTTCTTTGAATTTTTAAGTTATAAAAATAATAAGCAATGCTATCTTCCTGCAAGTCAACAATTTCAACATATTTATCGTAGTTAGGGTTAGCGTTGTACTTGTCCACGTTTTCTTGCGTAACACCTTGTCTCATTTCGTCATAACTAACAATTTTGTTTGTTTCTTTATTTCTATAAATTATTACTTTCATTTTGTAACTCCTTTAACTTTGCTTCTGCTTCGGCTTTTGATAAAAACCAATCACAACCAAGTCCACAATTAAATAAGTGATAATCATATCCATTTTCTATAACTAATACTGAAAAGCTATAACTTGTTATATCAAAATCAATAACGCTTGCTTCACTTATTTTAGGTTTGTCGCTTATTTTATCGTTATCTAAAACATAAACTCTATCGCCAACACCACAAGGCAACTCTATTAAAGTGCCGTTCTCGATTTTATCTTCAAGTTCGGCAAGTGTATGTAATATTTCGCCGTCCCAAGCAAGTTTTCTAACACAATTTTTACCTTGTTCGTCTATGTATCTTTCTGTCTTTCTCTTATACTCTTTCATTTTTAATCTCCATATTTATTTTCAATAAGCATTCTATAAATTTCGCACATTTTATAATTCTTACAACAATAATTGTGCATTTGACACCTAAAATCTTTTTCATAATTGTACGACAAGACTATGTTTGACTTATCAACAAGTCCTTCACAAGCAATCTTGTGCCTATTTATATCCTTCTTAAAGAAAGGACATTTAACTTCATACTTCAAATACGAGCCTGTCATAATCTCACCTACTCAAATTCAAGTTTCTTGTGTCCACCTACTATTGCTTTATCAATACAAGCAAGCCTATCAACGTCTTCTTCGTATCTCATATCAAGACCAACAATGATGCTTTCTAACCGGGAATTTATCATTACAACATTATGTAGTTTCAAATGTTTGATAAACTCAAATAGTTTTAACTGAACTAACTTGCTTACGCCAAAATCTTGCATAATTTCTTCATAACTCGCACGCACGCATGTATTGTTAGTTTCTTCTATATATTCATTCATACATTCATTCTTACTACTATCTATAACCTTACCTATACTATCCTTACCTAACCTAACCTGTGTATCCAAATTGGATACATTTTTTATACATTCCGTATATCCCTTGTTTTTATTAAGTGATAAAGAAGCTTTTTCTTTAAGGTAAACAGTCTCTTTGTACCTATCTTTTTGAATGTAGTTATGTATCTTCCAATGCTTGATTACTATCACGCCACTTTCAAAAGTTAGTACAAATCTTTTCATAACAAGTAATTTACAATCATCATCTGATGCACCGACCATTCTTTGTATCTTTTTAGGGTTATTTACAAAGCCATCATCGTCTGCTCTCATAGATAAATGAAAATATAATGCTTGTGCAGATAGTGGCATATCCATAAAAGCATCACTATCAATTATTGTTTTCGCAAACATTCTACGTTCAGCCATAATCTACTCTCCATTTATAAGACTAAAAAACTTGTCTAAAGCCTTTTTGTCGTTCTTATTGTCCCTTTTTACTGCTACCACCAAATGCAAGTCCACAATGTGTTTAATTTCGGCTAAAACTTGCTTTCTTCCGTATGCTTTACCTTCGGTATAGGTTTTAGGCTGCTTGGCAGTGTCAAAAACAACCTTTCCACTGCCTTGCGAACCTGATGTATGATTACGAAGCTGAAAGCCTAAACTAGCATACTTTCTTATGTAAAATTGTTCCCATTCGTCAAGAGCATCAATTTCACAAAGACAAAATTTTAATTTATAACCTGTTGGATTATCTTTTGAATACAAGCCGTGTTTTTTAAGGCTTAAATCAATGTGTTGATATCCACTTAAATGTTGTGCAAGCCTTTGTAATATATGCTTTGCTTGTCCTACATAACCAAACTTGATGCCGTTTTCTTCACGAGTGAGAACATATATACCACTTGAATTTGATATTTCGCCAAAATGTTCTTCAAGCCTTGCTATATTCTTTCGCTCAATTGCTTTAATTTGCTTGTAATTCATAACTTTTAATTCCTTTCATTTTCTTCCCCCCTTTAGAAAGGCAAATTTCCGTCATCAATCGGCGTTGGCTGTGGTCTTGCTCTATTTACCGACTTAACTTGAACGTCATCTTCAGCGCTTTGTTTCGGTGTTAAAAACTCTACTTCATCAGCAATAATATCCGTCACAGTTCGTTTAACGCCGTCTTTATCTTCGTATGACCTATTTTGTAGTTTACCGACAATTCCTACCTTGTTGCCTTTTTTAAGGTATTTGCCACAATTCTCGGCTCTACCACGCCAAACTGTAATGTTAAAGAAGTCAGTTTCTCTATTTCCGTCAGCGTCTGCATAATCTCTTGATACTGCTATGCTAAATTTACATACTGCTACGCCATTTGGCGTTTCTGATAACTCTGGGTCTCTTGTTAAATTTCCTATCAAAATCGTTTTATTCATACTACATCTCCTTTGTATTTGTATTGTTCATAAAATTTTATTAGTGGTGTTACCCTTTCTTTTAAGTTTTCTATACGGCTATCAAGTTCTTTCCATTGATGCTCTACTTCTTCAAGGTCTCTTTTGCTTTTTGCTATTTTGTAACCTTTTTGGTCGCTTGTTGCTATCAATGGCACTTTCTTTCCTATCATTGAAAGTAAATCTCTTAATTGCCTATCTTTCTTACTATCCCAACCTAAAACTGCAAGCATTTGTTCTTTGCTAACCACGTCATTTTGCATTAAGTATTTATAAAGCAAATTGCCGTTCTTTCTTTCGTTCTCAGTCATCGGTTTTTTAATTTCCATCGTTACTTCCCCTTTAATCCATAAATTTTGCAAATTGTTTTGTCTATTTCTACACCATTGTTAAAGTGGTATTTGTCAAAGAAACTTGCCTTGCCTATATTGTGATATTCTTTGTGATGCTCTCTGCATAGGCTTATTGCTTCTTTGCCTAAGTGGTTTATTTTAGTTCTATCATTACCCATTCCAACCGTGTCAATGTGATTTAATTCAACAGGCTTTTTACCACAAACGGCACATTTTTTGTTAATCAAACACATATAAACGTAATGGTCTATATCATCAACAAACTCAAGCAGTGGTCTTTTAACGGGTACGTCATTTGTTATAATGAAGTTAACCAAAAACTTTTGAAACTCGGCAATTAAACTCATTGGGGCATTTGCAAGGCTGAATATCTTGTCAGCAAGCGTATCAACCTTTTCTGCCCAAAACTCTAACTTGAACGCTTCTTTGATTTCTTCCGTACTGCTACCACTCCACTCAGCTATTGCATTTATAAGTGCATAACAACATTTGCGTTGCTTGTCCGATAATGGTCGGCTATCTATCAAGTCTATGTAGCACTCTTTTACTTGCCTATGTAAAACTTGGTGCAGTGGCACTTGCGCTTGGATAATTGCCGTTCCGTCTTCCCTTAAATCAATTAGTTTGCCTTTTAGCATCTTTCTTTTCCTTCTTAAACTTATTCACGTCTGGATATATGCCTTTCTCTAAACAGTCAGACAAATACTCTATTCTCGGCAAGAAAACACTCTCTAACCACGCATCATCACGTTTGACCGGATAATAAGTTAGCCTTGCTATATCAATAGGCAGAAAGTAATTCTTATAATCTTTCTCGGTCAACTCGTACACAACCAAATCAGCATCGTAAGTATCAAAAGCGTACATTTGAACATTTACTTGCTCAATATACTTTTTAGGCACTTTCCATTCTTGTTCTTCCTTGCGAGTCTTAACTTCGTAAATATGCTTTACCACGTTTCCGTCAAGATTTACTCTTAAACGAAGCTTTTCAATAAGTATTTGCTTGTCCTTTTCAATGAAAGGGCTTATAATATCAAGTATTTGGTGTTCCTTGTGCGTTCCTGCGTTCATTGACACAGTTTCAATATTGTTCCTATCTATACCAATTTTATTCAGCCACCACTTGTGCCACGTCTTTGTTGTCCAATTACCAACGATGAAAGGAACGTCACTTGCACCAAAAAAACCACTTCTATCTTTATTGCTAATCATAATTTTTGAAGAGCCGTTTCAAATCTCTTAAGTTGGTCAAAATATGTAAAGATTACTTTCACTTCATCTTCAGTCATATTCAAGCCATCAGCAATATCTTTTGTACTCATTTTCTTTTGTAGTTTTTGCGTATATACTTCTTGCATACGAAGTTTAATAGCATCTAAACTGTGTTTGTATAGGTCTTCTTCCGTATCTTTTTCAAGTTCGTCAGTTACCCAAAGCGAAAAGCCTAAACCATATCTAACGGCGATTGCCTTAACGAACGCTCTTGTCATTGCCTTATACACAACATTTTGATTAAGTGAATTGTCTTTAACAGGATTTATGCCATTAAGCAACGGATAACTATACTCAAAAGTTTCATCATCTACCGTTATTTCAATTCTCACTTCATAGCACCTATTTGTATTGCCCTTGCTATCCGTAAATGTTTGCTCTGACATAAACAAGCTACTTCCATTACTGTTGTAAATAGGTGTCCAGAATACCCTATTTGCGCCGTTTTCGTGTAATAAGTCAACTACTGTTGCCCACGGAAGATAATCTGCTCCGTCTCTCTTTTTTATGTAAGGCGTTACATCTAATTTTCTTAATTCGTCATAGCTTTTAATCATTGTCTTCTCCTTCAAGTGCTTTTTCTTCAAAATAGTCTTTCAATTTTTCTTCATAACCTGCTGCAACTTCATCATATAAGCCAAAATCTTCAACAAGGGCCCAAGCCTTTTCGCCATATTCTTCTTCAACTAATTGCTTCAATGCTTCCCTAAACTCATCTTCATCGGGTTCATAGTTAAAATAATATCCATCGTCTCCGTCCCACTCTCTGCCGAACGGAGTATCTCGATAAATTTCGCCCGTTTTCTTAAAGTATTTAATTTCTATGCTCATCTTCGGTCTCCTTTTCGGTCCATAATAAATATCTATTGTCGTCTTCTGATACTTTTTTAATCAATTCAAAAAAAACCGATATTTGCTCATCATTTAATAGTGTTACACTATGATATTGCTTGTCTAAGACAAAAACCTTTTCGCCTTTTTTGATTGCATCTACAACTTCAAACGAATAAATCTCTTTGTATTCCTTTTTTGCCATTTCCTTTTTTCTCCTTTATATTTTTATAGGCTTATTTAGTTTCGCCCACATTTCCTTAATTTCTTGTGGACAATCTGGCTTGAACTCAACTCGCATTTTATCCGTTGCCATATTCCACCACCAAGTTACATTTTGATTTTCCCAATATCTAATTTCCATTTCACACCTTCTCGTATTCGTTTGGATTATTTGTGTAATACAAACTCATCTCTTTTGACAACCTTTCGGCTATCTTCTTTCTTTGTTCTTCCGTCAATGTTTCAATTTCTTGATTACCTATGTAAAGTTTTACTGTGATTTTCTTTGCCATACTATTTATCCTTTTATTTGTGTCTTTTAGGACACTTATTTTGTAAAAAAAATTGCCACTGGTGACTCAAGGTTAAGCAAATCAACGATTGCTTGGATTTCGCTTTGCGTAAATTCACTTTTACCGTTACACTTTCTGTATAAAGCAGTGCGTGATATATCAAGTTTTTCGCACAAATCACGAATAGTTATGCCTTTCTTGTTCATCTCATACTGTAATAATGCCTTGTCCATGTTTATACTCCTTTTGTCATTTTGTGTCGTTTAAGACACATATATAGTAGCACATACGTTCGCCCCTTGTCAACTAATTTTGTGTCTTTTATGAAACTTTCTTAAAAAAAACGCTCAAACAGTTGCAAATAGGACACATTTTATGATAAAATAAAGAAAAGAGAGGGGGTGCTAACAATGGATTCTAAAAATATGGCTAAAAGAATAAAGGACTTGCGATTAGAAAAAGGTCTTACATTAGAACAGGTTGGCAATCTAGTTGGTGTTGGTAAAAGCACCGTAAGGAAATGGGAAACTGGAATGATTGCAAATATGAAAAGAGATAAGATTGCATCTCTCGCCCAAGCTTTAGGTACTACACCTGCTTATTTAATGGGGTGGAAAGAAACAACCAACAACGAACAAAACAAACTTATATCTTTAATAGAACAATTAACCGATGAAGAAACTGAAGAACTTTCTAATTTTGTTGATTATCTAATTAGTAAGAGAAAATAAAAAGCCATAATACAAGACTACGGCTAGTTTAGGTTGACGATTCGGTTAATAAACTTATTAAAATCGGTTTACGGTTTGATTTTTTGGCTTATTTTTAAGACTTTCGGCTTTAGCAATAACTTGCTGTAATTCTTCTTTAGTAAGTTTGGCATTGATAATCTTTTGTAAGAGTGCAATTTTTTGTGGTGTCATAATAGTTATCCCCTTTTGCAATATGTAATTTTAGTAGATATTATCAAAAAAATTATTAAAAATCTACAAGAATATTATACCATTTATGCGTTTTTTATAAGTTAATGCTATAATTAGTAAAAGTTTTTGTCTAAGTTTGTCTAAGTTTGTCTAATTTTGTAAAAACTTTATGCTTTCATTATACGCAAGAAATAAGGACAAATCAAGGTAAAATCAATACCCAACCTTGTCAAAAATATACCCAAATTTATCATAGGAGAAAATACAAATGTGGTTAGATATACTTAAATCACTCAAAAAAGAGAAAGGTTTGTCAGTTAAGCAAATTGCAGAAAGGACAAACTTGCCCGAAAGGACTGTCAATCGTATCTTTTCAGGTGACACGGATAACCCCTATATGACAACATTAATACCTATTGTTAATGTATTAGGTGGCTCGCTTGATGACATCTTTGCTGACACAAAAGTTGTTGTTGCAACTGAAACGATTGTGGAACTACAAGAGAATGTTGAAGCAGTAACTGCAGAAAAAAATCTTGTTATTAGTGACTACGAACTACTTTTAGAAAAATACAATGGTCTTGAAAAAGAATTAGAACGAACAAAAACCGAACTCGCTTATACAAAGAAGCTTCTTGCCGTTCACGAATACTACACAACACTTAAAAGCGAATAAATATAGGAATGATATTATGACATCAGTATCAATTTTAGCAGCAATTTCGCTAATTGCATTTATTACTTGTTTAAGATGTTTCAACCTTTATTCTTTCGGGTATAGTGATTATATTGCGAAAGAATTTGAAACTTATTCAAGTTGGTTGGGATACGAAAAGAATAGAAGATTTTATATATATGGAATAATTTTATCATCTATTCTTTTAGTCGCATCTTTTATTCCTTTTTCTTGGGGAAAATATATAATAATAACGGAAGGTGTGTTTTTTGCTTTGTTTGTGATGGCTTATTCCTTTATTTTAGAAAAAGAATTTTATAAAAGCAAACAAAACATAAAAAGAATTGTTTTCAATTTTTCAGACAAAAAAAATACTTTAGATTTTGAAAATTTGTATGATTGTTGTATAAATGAATTAAGTTTGCTCTACTATAATTGGTTGCCACTTATTTTCTTAACATTGAGTCATCTTGCTTTCGGTAATATTTATAAATAAATTAAAAGATAAGGAGTGATATTATGATATCAAAGATTGCTGCTGCATATATTCGTGTATCTACCACAATGCAAGACGAATATTCCCCCGACAGCCAATTAAAGAAAACAAGGGAATTTGCCGAAAGACAAGGTTATATTATACCCGATGAATATGTTTTCTATGATGACGGTATTAGTGGAACAAGCGTTAAAAAAAGAAATGAATTTCATAGAATGATAGGTTTAGCCAAAGAAAAGGAACACCCTTTTGACGTTATCTATGTTTGGAAGTTCTCTCGTTTCGCAAGAAATCAAGAAGAATCTATCGTATATAAAAACCTACTACGAAAAATAAACGTAAATGTTGTTTCAGTTTCAGAGCCTATCCCGGAAGGACCGTTTGGCACATTGATAGAGCGAATAATAGAGTGGATGGACGAGTTCTACTCAATCAACCTTGCCGTTGAAGTAAAGCGTGGTATGACTGAAAAGGTATCTCGTGGCGAGCCTATATGTGCGCCTGCGTATGGATACGATATTAAAGATAAAGAATATTACCCCAACGAAGAAGAAGCCGAAATTGTACAAGAAATCTTTACTCGCTATGCAAACGGCGAAAGTGCTTGGCAAATTGTCAAGGACCTTAACCAAAAAGGTATTCGCACAAAGAAAGGCTATCAATTATCTACTAAATGGCTAAACTATATGCTAACCAACAGCGTATATATCGGTAAAATTCGTTGGAGTTCTGACGGAACGAGAGCAGTAAGCCGAAATGACCTTGACAACGAAAGCGTTATGATTGTTGACGGACATCACAAGCCACTTGTATCAATGGAAATATGGGACAAAGTTCAAGAGAGAAATGCAAGTTATAAAAAGGCTTATGCAAAGTATTCAAAGTCAAATCAACCCGTATCAGTAATGATTAAAGGTTTAGTTAGATGCAGTTCGTGTGGTGGTACACTTGCTATAACAGGTAGAAGTGGTAAAAACAAAGTTCCCTTTCTTCAATGTTGTGGTTATACAAAAGGTAATTGCAAGACTTCTCACGGTATCACTTCCCCACGCCTTGAACAAGCAATCATTGACGGCTTAAAACAAGCTATCGCAACGCAACAATTTACGTTAGCACCCGAAAAAAAGGCAATAAAAAAAGATAGCACCGACTATGCTAAACTTATAAGCTTTGAAGAACGAAAGCTTGAAAGAGCAAAATCAGCCTACCTTGCAGGAATAGATGATATTAAACAGTATGCAGACAATAAAAACGAGATAGAAAAGAGAATAAACGAGTTAAAAGCGTTGAGCGAACGAGAAAGCACCGAAAAGCCGAGAGATTTAGGGCAATTTGCCACGAAAGTACAAGGGGTTGTGGAATTTATCGAAAACAACAAAAACACACCACAAGCCAAAAATAAGGCTTTAAGAACAATATTAGAAAAGATAGTTTATAACAAACCAAGTGAAAGTATAAGCTTATTTTTTTATGAATAGTAATTAGTATAAAACTACACTAGGTGTTCCCAATGTAGTTTTATAATAATAAAGCAAGAGCCATTCGTAATTGAGTGGCTCTTATTATATACTTTTTAGCAAATAATGTCAATTGCAAAACATTGCTTTTTCGTCTTTTCTTCTATTAGTTAAGCCTTTTAAGACTTTACCATTTGCCTTATTCCACCTTGCGAACTCTTTTGATGCGCCACAGTAGTCTTTTTCGTTTAACTTCTTTCTTAAAGTGCTTGTCTTAAATGCGCCAAGACCAACGTTATAAGCAAAACTAACAAGAGCATCAAATTTATTTTGTGCTAAAGGCACACAAACAAGTTTTGTTATACCTTTTTCAAAGGTTTCAATATCTTGTTTTAGAAAAGCTTCGGCTTGTTCTAGGGTTATTTTTTGTCCTTCCATAACGCCGTTAGTATGACCATATCCAATAGTCCAAACACCAGCAGGGCATTTATACGCTTTTAACTCGCACCCTTCCCATTTTTTGATTAAATCAATTCCGTTTTGTGATATTTTCATTATTCTTTCCTTTCTGCATCGGACAAGCCTTCGCCAAAAATATATGCTACAACAGAGCCAAGCGCCATTATTACACCTTCTACGTTGCCTGTCCCACTAAACAACGCAACGACACCGGCAACAAAGCCTGCAATAGCCAGCCACAATTTCCTTGATGTAAGTTTTCTTTTCCAATCAATCAAGAATATCCCACCCTTCATTATACATTATATATAAAAGAGCAATCAATTTGACTGCTCTTTATTTGCTTGTGATTGCATAAATCTTTCCAAAAAGTAAATTCTACCTTTAATTTTATCATTCTCTTTTTTAGTGCAAGTAGAACCTGAACTGTAGCCAAATACGGAAGATAAAACTATCATTAAGATAGAAAATATCATATCAAAAACAGCAGAAGCATCACTAATGCCGAGCCAAGAGCCTTTGAACATTGTTATTACGGCTGTTGAAATAAACATTACCACAGGTCTTGAAAGCAGTGAAACGGTAGAATGCCTTATTCCGTCTCTGCCTACGTCGTTCACATTTGACTCGTGAACGCCACAAAGTATTAAAAGTGGATTTATAGGTTTAACTTTATGTGTAGAGTTCGCTTTCTTTATGTATTTTGCATCTTTTTTTGAAATTTTCCCACTTAAAACAAGTTGATTGATTTCTTCCACTGACAGTTTTTTGTATTCTTTTTCATACTTGTCAATAGTTATCATTGTATTGTTAAGAATAATAGCGTGCCTTTTGTCTTCTCTCTCTTTCTCGACTTGTTCCCTACAATACTCAATAAATGCATCAGAATATCCGTTTCTAACTTTGCCCGACAACTTTCCCCACGTATCAAGATTTGTTACAAAGTTATTAGACAACGCTTTTTCGTTTCTTTCGCCAAAAGATAGAAATGTTGCATAACAAAACATTGTTGTAAGTATATTTGTTCCTAATTGAATAAAGAAATCAGCTGTAAATGGATTTTCCAACCAAGCATTAAATAATCTTGAACAAATAGTAACGGCTATGTTAAGAAATAAAATTATAAATGGAAAGAAGTCTTTGCCAAATTTGACAAGCCATCTGGTCGCTTGATTTTGTTTCAATGTAATATTGCTATAAGCGTTTCCAAATTCACTCATTGATTATTTATTCTCCTTATGTTTAGGTTCAATATTGCAAACGGCTTCTGCTGCAATGTAAAACCCCCTACCAATAATAATAAAATAAATGATATTCTTCCAATATGTAGCAACTTTAAGAAATAATGTGCTAATCCAACTCATACCGATAAATAGTATAAGCCACCATACAATAGGGAAAATAGATAAAAGCACAGCTCTAATAATTGACTTTGGTTTTTCTAAAACTTTCTCTTTCAAGCGTTTTGAAACGAAGAAAAGGAATATACCTATTGCAATATACCCCATCCAAGTTAAACTTACCCCAACGTGGTCTCTAACATAAGGGATAATATCTCCAAATAGAATTAAAGGCGCTACATACTGTACCATAAAGCCAATAAAACTAAATAGTGTTGATAATTTTTTCATAGCCTTACCCCAATTTCATTTCAACGTTGCTTTCCTTTTCTTCTAATAATAATTTATCCAATTCGGGCGCTGGTGCTTCTAAACTCATTTTTTGATTTTGAGCATTTTCGATTGCTTCTTGCGCCTTTTCTACAATCTCGGAAATATCCCCATTATACTTTTTAATATCTGTAAGCAACGCCATAATTTCAGCCTTTGCGCAGTCGGGTATCTTGCAGTTAAGCATAAACACCGAAAGTATCGCAAAAAATTTATCTTCGTTGCTTTCGGTCTTTTCTAACCTTTCTTCAATCATTTTTTGATTATTGTTATATTCGCCTAAGATTTGCTCTTTAAGGTCGGTAAATTCCTTTTTAACAGTCTCTTTGTCAGCCTTGTCCAACAATAAAGCAAGTATTTTTTTAACCCCATAGCCAACAAGCCCACTCGTGCTAATAATAGTAAGCAAGGCTGCGCCAATAGATGTCCAAGTTGCCGTATCAGACAATTTTTGCTTGAAACTTTCCCAATATTCGCTTAAGTCTTCTTCGGTCATATCTTCTACTACTTCCGTTTCGGTTGTAACTTCCGTAGTTGTTTCGGTTGCCGTTTCTTCAGCAAACGCTGTGCCTACTCCTACCCCACAAATATAAGTCGTAGCAAGAGTGATGAGCATCATTGTTACAAAAAGTTTTAATTTTTTCATTTTTAATCACCTACCTTTACATAGTTTCTTTTATTCTTGCGTTAAATTGTGCGATAACTTTTCGCATTGTCGCAATTTCGTTTCGCATATCAACAAGTTCTGGTATCAATTCAAAGCCTTTATCAATTTCACGAACAACTAACGGCTCTAAATACCATATTTTGACCGTTCTACCAGACATAATCAGTTCTACTTTTATCTCTATTTTACAAGCGTTTTGGCAAAATTCCGTTATATCTATAAGTTGCTCATTTTCCAACACATAAGACTCTTCCTTGTGTTCGTTCTTGATAACTACCCCAAGAGTGCCTAACTTATAAAGATTAGACTCTAACACGATTACGTTCTTTTCGCCTGCAATAAGTACGTCTGGTATTCTAACAAACTTTCTTGCATCAAGTGCTAACTTAAATTCCATACCCCACCCCTTAATTGTCGGTAATTATGAATTTTGCCGACTCGCCTACTGCAAGTGAAATCGGTGTAGATAGCACTTCACGATAAATAAGCACTTGTGAAAAATTTGTATTACCTTGTTTTACAGCTCCAGCAAAAACAGTAATACCAATTTCATTAATAGTCATTTCGCTTTCCGAAGTGTTGGTAATTATAGCGCATCTTTTAAGCGAATAATTATCGGTATTTGAGACGTATTGTGGCAAGATGGAAAATCCCGTAGTTATTTCTTGTTCCATTTTATAGTCATCGGCAGTTTCTTTAGTTGTGCCACTACCTATATGAAAGAACATAAAAGGATTTATTTCTCCGTCACTATTAGCCAATCCGTTGTACACATCTGCTCCTTGTGGACAAGGATAACCGTAAAATCTTCCGTTTACTCTCATCATACCCGTTCCTTTGATAGATGATATATTGGCTCCCAAACAATCCTTAACGATTACAATGCTTGTAGATGTTGACCTTTCTACGCACATAAGTGCATCTGCTAATTTCATTTTCTTATAGTTTTTTACCCACATATTTTTATTCTCCTATATTTTTTTCAAAAGTTGTTGTTTTGTTTGAAGATGTTGCTAAAAGATGATGATTTGTTTCACTATAAGAAAGCGTAGGACCGTCTGAAGCTGATATCCAAGCATAGCCTTCCCCCCGTGCTACACACCTATAAAGTTTTCCGTATATGTCGGCTATTACACCGAGATATACTACCGATGCAGTAGGTAATTTGCCGAATTTAATCGGTTTACCTATTCTGCCATATTGAATATATATTGCCATAGTTTTTTCTCCTACTTAATCTTCATTACGCTAATTAAGGTTATACTGTGATAGATAACGATTATTCCATACACCACAAGGGGAATAAACGACACCCAAGCTATCTCCTTATAAATACCTTTGTATTTTTTGTGGTATATTTACAAGTGCCGTTTTATCTTTATCTAGCAACTTTTTGTACCACGTCATTATTATCAAACGCTCACTTTCCGTTTCCGTTTCTACTCCGTAAGCAATATTTGACTTATAAACATCAAATGCTTCAAGTAGAGGTTTTCTTAACTGACGTATACCATCGTCAATATGATTAGACAAAGCACTCAAATCATTACTATTTAAAGCTCTTATCTTCATTCTGTCGTACCTCCAAGAATATAATAGTCAGCAGTTATTGTCGGTATTGCGTCCGTGTTTTCAAGTTGCATTTGCTCTTGACCTTTATCAACTACTTGATATTCAAAGTCGGCGTATATATCCGTTTTGGTTGCCGTTCCCTTGTAAGCAGCTGTTAGTGGATTGCTACTTAAATAATTTATCCAATCGTTAAGTGTTTGATTTGGTGTTGATGTGCAAAAAACAAGGTCAAAAGAACCACAAACATACGAATTTGCTTTTAATTCACTTGGCAGATTATTAAATGTGCCTTTATTAAATCCACCACTTATAATGGCATTTTCTATTCCACCAATAGGAGAATAGAATACCGTACCTGTATTATCACTATTATTGCCAAACAGTGTCCAACTTTCAGCACCGTCAAAAACTGTTGTTTCCGTTTGCTTTACAACCTTGCCATTTTCGATATAGTCCCACTCGCCAAGTTCTACCGTTTCGGATAAAGACATAACGTTTTCAGTGTAAGCCTCGTAAGGTAATGCTGTTGCCCCTTTGCAAACCATAATATTGCTAAATTCTACTAAACCTTTTTGACCGTTTACAGTTTCTCCTGCAAGAACAAGCACCATATATGTACAATTTTCGTGAGTTGTAAGAGTAAAAGTAGATTGTTGACTATGCCATTTGTTGAGAATATATGCACCGTTTGAATCAAACTCGGAAACATAATACTTACTATATACTGTTTCAGCATTAAGACTTATAGTATATTTTGTATTTGGCAAACATTTTATAGGAAAACCTACACCGTACGCTAGGTTGTTGGAATTTATCGTTACTTTATTGTTTTCAATAGATACAGAAACAACATTACTTTCGTTCCAATAGTTGTTTTCATTAAACCCTTTAAGGTATGTATTTTCATCAAAAGTTCTTATTGCTGTCTTATCACTATTTCCGTCAAAATCTGCTTTTGTACGGTTCAAATTTAATAAATTTCTACCTGTACTCTTAATACCCGATATTTGAGCGTTTTTAAGACCTTGAAAATAAGGTTGATAAGTAGCGTTTTGCGTTTTGGTTATCATAATCTTGGATATTGTACAACTTCCCCCACTTATGCCATAAAACCTTATGCTACCATTTTTTATAGTTTCAGTTACAGTTAATGCACTTCCAACATTCCATTGTTGACCACCAACATAAACGAACTTTGCACCACTACTTTCAAAATATAAGTAAATAATATCGCCAACATTTACATTAGGACAAGCATTATAAAACCAAACAGGTTCTTCATTGTAGGCACTTAAAGTTAACGAATCTCCGTTATTAGTGATATTTCCAACGGTTGGTACTTTGCTTATATCAAACAAGTTTTTACTTGCGATTGTTTTGCCTTGTATCTTTTTAACCGTGGCATAAGAGCCGTCTAAAACTGTAATACCGTTGGTTGCGCCGTCTGCCGTTTGTCTTTTTTCTGCCGTGTTTTCTATCTCTGCAACGGCAAATATATTCTTTTGTTGTAAACCAGCAAATACTGCTTTTACGTTATTGATGGTTTTAGTTAGTTCTAAATTAGTTTGAGAACTACTAGCATCAACAATGCCTTGTTCAATTTCGTTCATTATTTCAGCTGTTAAAACATCACCACTCTTAAAATTATGTTTTTGATATCCCATAAATTCACCTTCCTTTTATTTAAGGATGCAAGCATCAAGTTTACCACTCATATCAACATTGATAACTGCTTTTGCATAACCGATAACATCATATTCACCGTTTTCCTTTATTTCAAGTATTCCCGTTGGTATTCCGTTCATAACGGTTGAGCCTTTAAAAGTTCCAATCACACCAAGAATATTTTTGCCATTTCTAATATTCTCTGCTATTAAATTAGCATCAACCACTTGTGCTGTTGCATATTCCCTAACATTGACTTCTTTGATAGTGTCAATTACAAGTCTGCCAACAGGCTGAAAACTGCCTTCGGGCATTGGGGCATTGTTTTCGTCAATATATTGTGGATATTCTTCTTTCGCATTGCTTATCAAATAGCACTCACCTTGTATGTAAGTCCCACTCGTACCTATGTACCTAACAAAACTACCAACATATTTTTCGTTGGCAAGAAACATATTCATCTCTGCTTCATTCTTTGCTACAAGATAGTTTTGCCCACCTTCTACTTCAACAATGACGTCTATATCTTCCCTACACACTTTGCCTTTGGTTTTTAGTGTTGTAGTTCCCCTTTGTATTATATGAATAGGAATATTAGCCATTATATACACTCTCCCCGTCATAATAAGGTATAAGCGCAATAACCAAGCGTGCTATATCAGTCTTATCTGAGCTTGTAAGAATATAATCATTGCCCCGTGGACCTTGTGCGCCGATAAATTCGCCCCTTGAAAGTTTTTCGGTTATCTCATCAACTAAATCTTTTGCTTCTTCTGCTGCATCATTTGCGTTTTCTGCTGAAGTGTTTGCGCCCGATACTGCTGCATTACATTGAACTATCGCATTATTTGCTTGCCCTATAAGTGCCGTTAAAGTCTCAAATTCGTCCGATTTTATTACTTCATCAACATATTCAGACAATACCGATTCATAAACATTCATCGTGATATTTGGCGAAGCGAGAGTTTCCCCTTCTGCACCGAACAATGTAATATCACACTCGGATACGCCCACCGTTGCAGTGGCAGTACCCGATATATCATATATAATTTTATTATCTTTAATCTGACACCCTTCGCTAACTACTGTATTTTGGCTTGTTTTAGCCGTAAAAATGGCATAACAGCCGTCAGGTATAGTATATGGCTTGCAATGGTCAGTAAGGCTTATTATAAGTCGCCTCATCGTGTCATTTTGCTTAACTGAAAAAGACAACTGACTATCCATATCTCTTATATCAAGCGTCATTCGATACACAGATAAATTCATTTTAAGTCTCCCCTTTTAATCGTTATCTATATTTTACTACATTTCTAAAATAATTACCCACCCCCCATACTAAAGAAAAAACCTACCGAGAAAAATTCCCGATAGGTTTTGTTGTTAATACCAACACGAAATCAATATTCGTTTCTGTTGTGCTGTCATATTCAAGCAATAAATATAATCAAGCACCTTTCGTTTTTTGTCTTTTATGCTATCATCGTTGCTAACTTCGTTTTTGTACTTCCATACTTCGTAATAAGTTTCTGCCGATATTCCTTTTGGCTCGCAAACTTCAACATACTTGTTATATGCCGACTCTGTTATGCCTTCAAGTTTTGGATTATCTTTCTTAAACTGATAATAATCAATTCGGCTTGTTGCTTCTTCGCTTGAAAGTCCACCATACTCTATTAGCAATTCAATAGCCTTTTGATTGCTTATCTCGTTATCGTTAAACATTTTACCGATTTGGCTCTTAATTTGGCTTATAATTTCCTTTTCGGTATAGCCGTGCGATAATAACTCTTGCATTGCTTCTTCAAAGCCTTGTCCACTAATCATAGCGTTTTTAAGATTCTCATATTTTGAATAATCTTTATTGCCCCACTCTTGAATAATGAAATACGCTTCGTTTTCATCTTTTGCAAGCCCTTGTTCAATCAATAGCCTTGTTGCTTCTTCTACCGTCAAATATCCGTCTTGATAAGCATATTTAATACTTGCCTTTTCGCCTGCATCATAATCTTTTACTTTAAGACTAGGTGCAAATGCGCCTATTGTGTTATTCCACGCAGTAACTACTTCACGAGTAAGTGCTGATATAGGTAAACCCGTCATACCCGAAACGGCAGATAAAAGTTTGTAAATACCTGCATACCAAGTATAATTAGTATCTTCGCCTTTGACATTATCAGCAATAATTTTTGTAGCATTTATTAAACCGTTCCACCATTGCATATAAATGAAATTTGGCTCGTTTCCATAAGTATCAACAACACCAAGCGTACCGAAAAATTCTTTTCCTAACTCTACAAAATCATTTATAAAAGGCAACTTGTTTAATGGATTAAGTTCATCAACCACATTTCCACCAAGCGCTTCAAGGTATTTCTCCAGATATGTTTCGTAATCGTCATCATCTCTTGCGCCATCAACAACTGCTTGTACTGCTGCAAGAAGAACTGCACCTATGCTATATACGGCAACAGTCCTACCAATTTGCCCTTTGTTCTTCGCCCACGCTTCTTTCATTGACTTGCCACGTTGTAAATCCATTTGATATTTATCATAAGAATTTAGCAACATACTAGCCGTTGTGACAGGCTCTGACATAAACGAACTCATAGACCTTGCAAAGAAGCCTTTATCTCGCATATATTCGTTTTTAGTGAGAACACTATCAACTACTTGCGTTTTATAGATAACATCTTCAAACAACCTTGTGACTGTTTCAAAATACCCTTTGTCAGTAGGCTTTAAGTGTTGTTTGCGTTCAACTTCAACCTTGCAAGCGCTCCAAATAGCACCCCAAGTAGCAGTGTCTAACTTTTCAGCCAACCACATACCTTTATCGGTTATCTTGTCAAACATTGTTTCATCGTGCTTTATAAGTGCCGTCACACCACGAGAGATATTTACATCATAAAAACCGAGAGACTTCCACGCTGCAATGCCACTATGCTTTTGCATTTCTTCAATGTTTTGCTTAATTGCAGAAGGCTTTAATTTCAAACCTTTGAGAATTGACGCATAATCAATTATCATACCTGCACGAGTTATCGCAAGTGGTTGTTGCACTGCTACTCTTAAATTATAAGCAATCATTGCACGATTATATCTATGAAGATTCTTAAGCCCCATAGAATCGTTTGGTGTGCCTTGCGCATCTGTTCCGTTAAATGATTTTATAATGTTGATTACAAAAGACTCTGCATAGCCTTGTTTTCCACTTCCGGGCTTTATTTCTTCCGGCGTGCCAAAGGCTCTATCCATTTGCGACCTAACACTATCAATGGCATATCGTTTTCCGTCATCGCCAACTTCAGTTTGCGAATAGTTAAACCATTTTAGAGCATCTAATATAGGCAATGCCATTGCGTTATATTGCGCCATACTTGCCATATGGTTAGAAAATACGTCAAATATCGAATAAACAATTATACGATTGCTTGCTTCTTCATTACGAGACTTTGTAAAACTTAAATTTAGTAAAGCATATAATGAAGCTGCACTCGGTTGCTCATCTGCCTTTGCTTGCAAATGTCTGCCGTCAGAGTTTATAGGATAATAATTAGGATTAGTAAACAATTCTTCGCCAAATCGTGCTACCGATACATAATTGCCCCACTCTGCACCTTTTGATGCCATATAATGTTGCAACTTGTCTGCAACTTCTTTTTGCCTATCCGTTAAAGTGTCTATAATCCCCTTGAGTTCCATTTCACCCAAGAAACGCCCTTCATCAGCAATTTTGCTCTTTCCGTCTTTGAATACTGAAACACGAATACCATTACCAAGTATATGCCTTAAAGAGTCTGGTTGTTTTGAAAGTAGATACAAGCCCATTATTTGCGAAACTTTCATTTTGATAGTTCCACCTTGAACATTGACCGTCTTAACTTCCTTTTCCCACGCTTTAACTTCTTTTTCAGTATATGCCGATTCAGAAAACTCTATAATTTCCTTTGTGTTAAAGGCAAGTTTCGATTGTCCCCTACGGAGTCCGTCATAAACAGCCTTTCCACCTTCGCCAAACCTTTCAAAAGCATAAGCAGGTTTCATTTGCTTCCAAAATAGGAAGTTAGTCACGCCATTACTATGCTTTGCAGGATTAAGTTCGGACATAAACCCTATTGAATTATCCCCTGCTTCATAAACGTGCTGATACATAGCGTTGTTATGAAAAGCGTTCATTTTACGTATAAGCGTTTTAAGATTTTTCACAATGCTTGACAAGTCTTTTAGTTCTTCAGCTGTCATTTGATTGATTACAAGCTCGTTGCTTTGGCTTTCAACCAAATTATTGACTAACTCA